ATCCAGCCGGAATATGCCAAAGCAGAAATACGTGGAAATGGGCCTGTTTCAGATCAAAGAAACCGTGATTTCCAACCCAGACGGTAGCGTGCGGATGACTAAAACTACAAAGGTAACTGGGAAAGGCCAGCAGTATTTTCTGAATAAGTACCTTAAAAAAGAAGAAGCGGTATAAAAAGAAAAAGTCCCACAGGAAGGACCAGTTCCCATGGGACACACAAACAAACCAGCTACATCGTAGCAGAAAGTGAGTAATAAGGCAATGAATTTTTCAGAAAAATTGAAAAAAGCTGCAAAAGAATTGAATCTTACGCAGGTGCAGATGGCAGGAATGACCGGAAAAAGCAAAGCATCAATCAGCCAGTACCTTGCCGGAAAGCAGATTCCGCCTGAGGAGCAGCAGCGTGATATCGCCGTTGCACTGGGATTGAAAGAGGACTACTTTTCCAAGGCGGATGACCGAATGCCGGCGCTTTCGACACAGAAAGCGAAAGATTGCATTATCCCGCGTCTGAGTGTCATGGATGCCGCGCGGATGATGGGAATTAATCATCAGACCGTGCGCAAAGGGCTCCAGCAGGGGGTATTCCCATGGGGCTATGGAATCAAAACATCGGACCACTGGGTATATTTCATTAACGCAAAACGTTTCTCGGAGATCGAGGGCATCAACGTGGAAGGAGTAACAGCAAATGAAAGCATCGGATAAAGTAGCGCTGGCGCTCGGCGCGGTTGGTACATGGATTTACATCGGCGGCGTGGATTCCGACCTGTGGGGACGCGCCGCCCTGGGAGCTGGAATGTTCCTTCTGGCGCTCGTGGCAAAGAAGATCGGCGATTACGTCGAAGAGTGCCGCGAGGAGCAGGAAGAGCGGGAAGAAGAGCGCCGGGACGAGGTGTTTGCGGCGTGGATCCGCTCAGGGTCGTTGAAAGAAGGGTGAGAATGATGCAGATTGTTGAATATACGGAGGCCGTGGATCTGACAATGCACGGCATGCATGATGATATCTACGTCATGCATCCGGTTGCCATCAGCAGTATGACCATGCAGGATGTGCGGGCGGCCGCAGAAGCCGGGGCTGTGTTTGCGGTCATGAAACAGCCACGGAAAGAGCCGGAAACGAAAGAAGAGGTAAAACCAACGCCCCCCCGAAAAG